AACGCGCACCCGCAACCCAAGAGAATCCAAAGGCCACCGCCAGCGCGTACCTGGAATACAACCGTGGCTTTAATGTCGGCCTGATTAAAGACTGGTTTACCCAAGAGAATTATTACGATCGCGCAATCAATGAAGGCAGCGCAACCGCAAGGTTCCCTTTACAAAAAGGCGGCTGGTGGGAGCGCGTCATTGATAGACCTTACCGCTTTGAGCGCAAAGCAAACTTTATGCCTGGAGGGTCTTTTAAGGGCGTTTGGTGGCAGCCACCAACACTCGACCTAACAACAGTCCGCGAGCTATGGATTGTTGAGGGCATCTTTGACGCCATCGCACTGATGCACAACGGCATAACTGCAGTCTCTGCCATGAGCTGCAACGTATTTCCGCAAGAGTCGCTGACCGAACTGCTCAAGAGCCGTGCCGGTGATCTGCCAACACTGATCTGGGCGCTGGACAACGAAGACGGCAAGAAAAAAGCATCCGGTGCCCGCGCTTACGCAACCCGTTGGGCGCGCCAAGCCGAGAAGATGGGTTTTAAGTGCAGCGCCGCCCTACTGCCGCGCAACTCTGGCAAAGACTGGAATGACTACCACCAGCGCTGGGCCTTTATTGATGATCCTATCGAGCGCGAAGATGCCGTCGAGCGTGATATTGATGAAGCGCGCTACGAAGGCAAGCTGCTGCTGGCTAAGTCAGCAGAGGAAAAAGGCATTCTGATGCACGAGCGCCGTCCGCGTGCAGAGTTTTACTTTGGCTTTAATTCGCGCCTGTACTGGTTTAAGTACGACGTGAAGAAGTTTGGCTCAGCAATGGACCGCATTATTGAGTCAGACGAAAGCCGCGACATGACCGAAGAGCAAATGCGCAATGCGGCGCTGCGCGAATGCGGCGCAGTAAGTGAGATTGCCAACTGTTATCCGGAGTTTCTCTATTACCAGCGCAACGAAATCACCGATGAGGCGTGGTACTACGCCCGTGTGGACTTCCCGCACGACGGTGGCAGCCAGAAAGGCACGTTCACTGGCGGCCAAGTGGCTGCTGCAGCTGAGTTTAAAAAGCGCTTGATCCACATGGCACCCGGCGCGGTGTTCACTGGTACCGGTGCGCAGCTGGACCGCATCGCCAAAGACCAGCTATTCAACATTAAACAAGTGGACACCATCGACTACGTTGGCTACAGCAAAGAATACGGCTCTTATGTGTTCGGTGATATTGCAGTGCGTGACGGTGTGGTGAGTACAGTTAACGCAGAGGACTACTTTGAATTTGGCCGCATGCGCCTCAAGACGCTGCAGAAAAGTATCCAGGTACACGTGCAGCGCGACCCTACTGAATACAATGAAAAGTGGATTGATGACCTATGGCTAACATTTGGATCGCAAGGTTTGATTGCTCTGGCGTTCTGGTTTGGTTCGTTGTTCTGTGAGCAGATCCGCGAGCAGCACAAGTCATTCCCATTTTTAGAAGTGACCGGTGAAGCCGGTGCGGGTAAAACCACGCTGCTGACTTTCCTGTGGAAGTTACTGGGCCGTGAACATGAAGGCTTTGACCCGTCCAAAGCCAGCCGCGCAGGCCGCCGCCGCGTCATGGGCCAAGTGTCGGGTATGCCGGTGGTAATGATCGAGGCGGACCGCAACGAGCCCGACCGTGCGCACGCTAAAAGTTTCGACTTTGACGAGCTGAAGGACTTCTTTGGCGGCGGTACGTTGGGCACCACTGGTCAGCGCACCGGTGGCAATGAAACCTATGAGCCACCGTTTCGCGGCACCATTTGTATCAGCCAGAACGCGGACGTAAGCGGTTCGGAAGCAATCATGACGCGGATTGTAAAGTTACATTTTAAGCGCCCGAACGTGACCACTGAGAGCCGTATCGCTGCAGACAACATTAACCAGCTGGACGTTGAGAACTTAAGCCACTTCCTGCTGAAAAGCGTGCGTATGGAAAGCCAAGTGCTGGCCATGTTTAACGATCGCGTAAAGCTGTACGAAATTGAGCTGCGCAAAATCAAAGACCTGCGCATTGAGCGGATCATTAAAAACCACTCGCAAATGCTGGCGATGCTCGATTGCTTGAAACAGGTTGTGGATATTCCAGAGCAGTACTTAAAAGAGTCACGCCGCGAACTGATGACCATGGCGCTGGAACGCCAGCGCTCAATCAGTGCTGACCATCCTGCTGTAGCTGAGTTCTGGGATGTGTACGAGTACCTGCAAATGCAAGGCGAAGACTCTGCAGTCAATCACAGTGCAGACCCAAAACTGATCGCAATAAACCTTAACGAGTTTTACGAAAAAGCCAGCCAGCACCGCCAAAATCTGGTGGACCTCAAAGCGCTGCGCATGCTTTTACGCGATAGCCGCAGCCATAAGCTGGTGGACGTAAACAAGCCAACGCACAGCGCTATCCGCGCGGCAGCTGCTGGCCTAAATATGAACTACGACAGACCAACAACCATTAAATGCTGGATCTTTAAAAACTAATACATGGCGCGGCAATGCCATGAGGAGAAGCAACATGCAAACACAAAGCACATTAAGCCAGGCGCTGGCAAAGCGCGGAATTGTAAACACTAAGCCTGCGACCGTTCTTGTCGCAATAATCCGAAAGGAGAGCAAATACGCTTACCAGGCACAGCACCACGAGGAGCCATTTAGCTGCGTGATTGCAAATGATGTTGATGGCTACGTGATCAAAGGCGGCTATGGCGGCGCGTACCGTATGCAAGACGTCCACTTGTTCGCAGAGACGCCACAAGGCTTGGTTGAACTATCCAGTTGCGTGTATTGCCATGATGACTAATGCGTATTCGCCAATTTACCCGCCGCACTTGCTGCCAATACGCATCGAGAGCGGCAAGTGGCGAATCACCGATCTAGGCCTAGAGGCGCTTTGCGCAACCTGCAAAACCTATTGGCCAGCAGATACAGAGTTTTTTCATTCCAATTCGAGCGTATTAAGCGGGTTAGCCAGCAGTTGTAAGGCGTGCTTTATGGAAGGCCGCAAAAAGAGAGAGGAGCTTAAAAATGCTAAAAAATTACATAGTTAATGCTGAGAAAGAAGGCATAAAACAATGGGGTTTGCTGTTGGTTGCAACTAGTCCAGAGCATGCAATTGTGCGCGCAAAGCAGGTTCTGCCAAAGAAGCACGCTGACTGCCTGCTTACCGTAGCGCTTGATCAAGATTTCGGGAGCTGCAAGGGGTGCGACGAAGCGCTTTTTGCTGATGATATCTGCCCAGATTGCGGCAATTTTGCAGGGATAAACTAATTATGGCAGACATCATTGATATGGCAAACGATCGCGCTCAAGCCGAGCTGGATGCAGCAGTAGCGGCATGTGTAGGTAATGTTTCCACAGCTGAAAGCGCAATTTGGTGCGAAGAATGCGACACGCAGATCCCAGAAAAGCGCCGAGAACTGGTGAAAGGCTGCAAGTACTGCGTGCATTGCCAGGGCGTGATAGAGCAGAAGAAAAAGGCCTACCGGTGAAATGGGAGGAAATCGGCTTTAACACATGGCAGCTTGGCGAGGTGATTATTTATCTGGCACAGCTGCCGCATCAAGTTTGGTTTGCCACTAAGAGTGGCGAGCAAAGAAAATTTACGGATAAAAAGGAAATGCTGAACTGGATCAAATCATAGGCATAAAAATGCCCCACTCGGCGGCAACCGGTGGGGCGAGCCATTAGGAGAAGCAACATGCAATTATTACAACTCAAGAGGCCCGCCTATTATAGCACACGGTATGTGAACGCTATACATGGCGGTAAAGGCGGTTATGGCTATGAAAAATAGAAAATATAAAGGCGTGCAAGTGCGCGGTGACCGCATCCGGATTTACTTTAATTACGCAGGTGAGAGACGCTTTCAGCCTGTAGATGGTAAGCCGGTACCAGAAACGCTTGAGCACTATGAGCGCTTGGTTGAGATCATCGAGTACGAAATAAAGGCCGGCACTTTCGTCTATCAAAACCACTTTGGCAATTCATTAGCAGAGCGTCGGTTTGGCACTTTCGTCACCGCATGGCTTGAAACAAAAAAACTTGAGATAGCAAAGAGCAGTTACCGCGCGTATGAAAGCCGTTGTGATAACTGGGTTCTGCCGCGGTGGGCAGACATCGATGCAGAAGAGATAAATTACCGAGCCATCCAGTCATGGACACAGAAAGCGCTCATGCCCAACCTGACCAACAAAACTGTGCGCGATATTCACGGTTTGATGGCTCAGGTTTTTAGGTTCTATAGGCTGACAACTGGATCAACCCATAACCCGATCGAGGGCATCACTGTGCGCCTATCCGATCCAGCAGAAGAGGACCCGTTCACCCGCGCAGAAATCAAAACGATTCTGGCGGCCAATGCTGATCCGCAAATTATTAACCTGGTTGCTTTTATGATGTGGTCCGGTGCGCGCATATCAGAAGCAATTGCCCTGGCATGGGAAGACGTTGATCTGGCCAATGGCGTGATCACTATCAAGCGCGCGCGAGTGGCATCAACCTATAAAATCACAAAAACACGACGCTCTACGCGAAAAGTAAAACTGTTGCGGCCAGCAGTAGACGCACTTATTGCGCAGCACGCACTGACTGGAAGCATGCCACCAGTTAAGGCCAACGTTATCCAGCGCGACAACCGCACAGCCAGAGAAAACAAACTGCGCTTCTGCTTTCATAATCCAAATACAGATAAAGCGTTTTCAACTGCAGACAACATGCGCAACAACTTTTGGAATGCGCTTATTAAAGAGACTGGATTGCGGCATCGAGGGCCTAATCAGTGCCGGCACACGTTCGCAAGCCAGATGCTTTCCTCTGGCGCGGTGACTGTGGACTGGGTGGCAAACCAGCTGGGCCATACATCAACACAAATGATTTGGCGGCATTACGGCAAATGGATACCAGAGGATGAGGCGAACATCATCGGACTGCTAGAAGATGCGCTCGATCTATAATAATAGTTAGCTTGCTAACGTGCTCAGTTCGAATGAGGCCTTCACATTCGAACTGAATAGGCGCAATCTGTGCCAAAACCGTGCCTTATACACTTAATCAGCAATTGTAGCCCTGTAAAATCAATGCCTTAGCATATTTATGCGCTGGTTTCGAATCTCACCTCCTCCGCCAAATTTAAGAAAAACCTCTGAGAAATCAGGGGTTTTTTTTCGCCT